GGGGAGTTTGGATTGTGGGGCGGTTTCCATATCTGCTATGTAGGCGGGAAGTTCACCAGGAGAGATATCTTTGGAAGAAGTTGGGCGAGAAAGTTTGGTTGAAGATGCACCGCCTTCTGCACTTAAAGGGGCTACCCCTGCAGTAAATGTTCCCGTCGTACCTGCGGGAGCTTGACCCACGACCTTTCCCGTGGAGTCTATTAGTTGCCCTGTGGTTGTTACAAAATTTGAACCCGAACCCGAGCCACCAGAGCTTCCTGTGTAGAAAGAGCTACTCGTTCTCCCTGCCGCTTCTAAATTTTTCTTATTTGCTGCTATAGTTGCTGCTGTTGCCATTTTATTATTATACTACATTGCCTGCCGCATCCTGATAATTCGTTCCATTCCACCACACAGGTTTATTAACTGTGGTGTCAAAATATGATTCTCCCAACACTGATGTGGTTGGCCGAAGAGCTGTAGTGCTATTACGAGTTATATACTTTCTAGGAACCACTTGGAGGGCATCTGTAGGAGTATCGGTTAATTTATCATCAGTAAAAGCTTGGGAATTGTTGTAAGCCTTAATGATTCCTATTACATCATCTCTGGTTAAGGCCTCTATATTCTTTTTGAAAGTATTAAATTCCGCCATGTGTGTAATCTATTTCCACTCTGATAATGGTGTGATTGGTTGACCCAGTGCTCCATATTCTTAGACCTAATGATGATTGAGGAGGTATGTCTGGATTATACCAAGCAAAATCATTCCCTATTGTTAAGGTAGAACCTGCTGTAAATGTCTTTGCGCTCCCTGAAATGGTGTTTTGGTTACTACCAACCAATTCTACTCTAAAGCCATTCCCCGCTACCCAAGGTTCACCATAAATACGGATTTGACCCACTTTGATTTTCTTAGAAAACGCTTGATTCTGTGTTTGGTAAAGAGCCTCATTAACAGGTGTACCATCCCCTGTGGGCACGAGGTTCCACTTGAAGAATTTATATTTTGTAGTTGGAGAAGGTGAAGTTTCAAGAGTGGAGAAATAGATTTTGGCTTCACCTGTAATGTCGTCAGTATATCCTGCGCCTGAAGGGCTGTTAGAGAAGTTAGAAACCATTATTTGACATGGAGTTCTGACGGTATCTGTTTCAGTACCAGTAGCAATTTGGTCGTAGTTAGCCCAATAACCGGGTTCCACTTCGGCCTCAGCAATAGTCCCGTATGTGAGGTAAATCATTTCCAAATGGTCAATATATCTCAGTGGGGCAAACCATGTAACCATTGAATTGCTTATAGGCATTACTGCACCTGGTTGTGGAGGTTCGCAATAACCTGACCTTGGCAAAGAAGTAAGTATTTTTCTGTTGTTTTCAAACACAGCTCCCCCATAAACATCAAAACCAAATAAGTATTGCTTTTCTCCAAGGAGTGCCAAAGCTCCCAATGTTATGTTGGGATATGAAAGAAATGAAGTATAACCCACGTCAGTACCATTCCACTTAAATACATAGCTATCGGTTGGGGTTGTAATTACGGTATTAGGAGTTGTCGTAGTAATATCCCCCAAAGCTTGTCTAGTAACAACCACTTGCAAGTAATTGCCATCAGGAGTTACTTTCATGTCTCTGACCTGTGACCCTATAGGAAAAGCAGGAGAAAGTTTTGTATATGAAGTAACAGTCGCTGTTGAATCAATAAGAGCTATATTAGTCCCATTACCTATACAAAGATTCCCTAGAAATTGCTGTAGTGGACGAGGGACATTTTGAGTCCACGAACCTAATGCACCAACGAATGTCTCACTGGTTCCATCAAAATCAATTCTTGTAACTCCTTTATCGTGTCCTATGTAAATCCTCTCAGTTGAGCCAAAAAAATCTATCGACGCTCCACGGGTAAAGGTGGGTGATTGAGCAGACAGAGTTGCCAACAAAACAGGGTTATCATAATTAGGATTGTAGGTTGTTGGGTCGTTCACTTGAATCTTGTACAGCCTACCAGTGTGCCCTATGCAATATACATAAGTAATACCTGATTCGTTACGAGGTTTGCCTGCCATAATTAAATCGGTAATAACGCTTCCCCCAGAATCAATTTGAACAGCGTCTTCATTCCAAGTCAAAAGCCCCGGCTTTGAAAATGGGTCATAGCCAAAAATATCTTGGATATAGCATTTACCAGAGTTAATATCCCCAATAAAGTATTGGGTCATACTCCCGTGGAAATTATCTATTACTAATGTTTTTACTGTTTTTACTTCTGCCATTTTAGAATTCAATTACATAAACTGCCCCAGAACCACCATTACCACCATTGCCTGCCGAAGACCCACCCCCTCCTCCGCCACCACCAATACCACCAACACTTCCCGCACTACCACTAGCACCACCTGTGCCACCTCTTAAGAAAGAGATGGTAGTAGATGAACCTGTGGCATAACCACGTCCACCCCCTAGACCACCTTGATTGGTATTAGACCCGCCACCTCCTCCTCCTCCGCCGCCTCCAAATAAGGAATCCCCACCATCATTTCCACTAGCATTGCTTCTCCCACTACCGCCCGAACCACCCCCAAATTCAGATGCTTTTGCAGGGTCGCTTTTTGCCCCTCCAGCCCCTTGACCTGATAGACCATTTGAATTGTAGACAGTAGCAGGAACACCACCTAACGTTGACGCAATATTATCATTAGTGCCAGATTGACCAGCACCTCCTGTGCCACCTCCAGCGCCCGGTGTGGTAGTTGCTGAAAGCGCAGAGGTTGCGCCTCCTCCGCCACCACCATAAGCCGCAAGCAAAGATCCAAAATGAGTGTTGCCTCCTGCGGTTCCAGCGGTAGATGGGGCACCCCCCGTGCCACCTACACCAACCACGACACTAACCACCGCCCCCAAAGCTGATGCAGGAAAAAATTGTTTTGTTAGTGAACCACCACCCCCACCAGCTCCCCCCGTTCCTAATGTTCCTCCAGTTGACATTGCGCCACCTCCACCTCCACCTGCACCAATACAAACCACAAATGCTCCAGACAGACCGGTTGGTTTTGTCCATGCGCCATTAGATAAAAATGAAGAAACATTTGCCGCACCAACAGCCCACTCAATACCAGCCGCGACAGAAGCGTTCGCTCTTAGTGATGCCCCATTCGCTCCTACTGCCAACTTTGTAAGAACAGAACTAGAAGTGGCAACTAAAATATCTCCCTTGTTATAAGAAGTTTGCCCTGTGCCTCCCTTATTAACTCCTTGTATGTGTCCTCCTCCATCGGAACCGGGGGAACGAACATCATAAAGTAAAGTCCCTACTACGGAATTATTACCCGACACTCCTATCATGGCCTCTACCTGACCCAAAGCCGAAGACACTGTGTTGTGTAGTGCAGAGTGCGAAGGGGAATCAAGTCTGTCTGTAGCCCCTGGTCTAGCGAAAGTATTTAGAACTGAAGGGAAAATACTCATGTTGGTTTAGGGATATTTGTATAAACTGTGCCAGTTGGCTTAGTAAGGTTTGTGTACTGAGATGGGTTATAACCATCATAAAATACAGCCGCACTATCGTAGATAATATCAGATTGGTCATATTGCTCCCTCCCAATGCCGTTGACATTTGTGTAAGAAGTCCCTACTGGTTTTGCTATATTTGTATATGCCATTGAATACTTTGTTAGTAGTCCCAACCCGAATTGCCTATGTTCGGTACTGTGGCTTGAATAGGCTGTTGCGATCCTCGACCCAGAGTTGTTTTGTATTTATCTACTGCGGTTTGGTATTTTAGTTCAAATGTTTGAGCTTCTTCAAACTTATTCAGCGAATAGTAGTAATCAGCACAAATTCCCCAACCAAGTAATCTATAGTCTTGGCTTTCTGGATAACCTATGGTATCTGATGTGGCCGTGTATTCAGTGGGTTTCAGATAGTAAAAGATTCTAATGGTACAAGCGAGCGCGGGGAATATCTCATACCAATCCCCCCTATCATCAAAGAGTGGGTACTGTTTTGGTTGATTAACCCTCAAGTTTGAAAAATTGTTTTGACCAGCAAGGTTGGCTACATCAACCTGCTCAGCTCTCATGTAGTTCTGTGGGTTTGTATCTGTAAAGTTTACCTCGATGGTCTTGAGAGCAAGGCAATCTGTTGGATATGTAAGAGTAAGTCCATTACCTGACGCTGGGGTAGAACCAGTTGTATATGTTTCTTGGAGTTGAGAAGCGTCCACACCTGCATCTACTAATTGTCTATGAAAATCTAAAAGTCTTGAGTTTGCAAAAATTATTCCGTTTGTGTCGGTTAGTCCATTTGAGTCTGTTTGAGCTTGCGCCCTGCTAAATGTAAGTACGTTTGCTAATGTGGCCATAATTTAATGTGTTAAGCCCTATCCCCATAAAGGGACAGAGTTAGCACACTAGGCGCTAAATGCACTTTCCACGCGAACGATTCTAGGCGCACCAGGACTATCATTGAATCTAGTAACACCCAAAGTAACCTTGCCTCCAATTGAGGAGAAGAGGTTAAGAGGGTTATTAGAGTCAGGAGTAGTTGTAAGGATTGCTTGTGGTTCTTGGAAGTAACCCCATCCGAATGAATCCTGTCCAATCAAAGTTGTTGGCATTACAGGTACGGTTGAAGCAAAGTAGTTCTGCCATGCTGTTTCCAGATAGCGAACTCCTCTAAAGCCTCCAAGTTTACCCATCTTCAAATCTTCTACATTTGTGTAGCGACCTACATCAGTATATGAACCAGTGTTGGTGTTAGACATTAAGTCTGTAGCCACTGCTGGATGGATTATAGCTGTGTAGTAACCACCAAAGTCTTTAAGACCTGCGGCATTTGAAGAGCGAAGGTAACTTACTGCTTTAAGCATATCTGCTTGAGCAATAATATCTCCAGCACCAAGAGAGGCTCGTGTGGTCTTGCCACCTGAATAGATAACACCATTCGAGCCTGCGTTTACCACAGCTTGAATAACATCATCTACCATTCGGGCAAGAGAGTTTCTAACTTCTCGTGTTGCGTTGTCGATTACCTCTATAGCAGAGTTTCTAACTAATAGGTCAGATACTGCTACCAAAATACCGTATTGTGCAGGGCCAGTTGAGAAAGAAGTTGCACCCCATGTAATAGACGTAGGGTTAGTTCCTTCTGTTATGGCGGCCACACCAACTACGGACGATACTGGATGACCACCAACTCCTACAATGGAGTTAGGTTCACCAGACAATAGGGATGTACCAGCACCCCAAACAGAACCTGTGCCACCAGCTCCAGGACCACCTAGGGTGAGCATAGAGATGTTTATCTTAACAGGCAATTGGTTTGGTTGTGGGAATACAATCCTATCTGCTCCTTTTGGAGCGTCTCGCCTTGTTCCAAGACGAGCATACTGAAGTTCGGGCTCTAGCACTCTGATTATGTCTGTGATGTATGAAGTCAACAGTTCAGATGTGTTATTAGATGCACCGCCCCAGTTACTATTTCTTACAGTTGTTGCCATTATATTCTTATAAACTAATAATGGCTCTATGAAATCATCTACCTCTTAGGGCTTGAGAAAGTGCCCCTGTCTTGTCCGCCTCTTGTAGGGCGGCAAACTTTTCCTCTGGTGTTAGGTCGTTAAGCGATTTATCACCAGATATGTTGGTCGGAGCTGATCCACCCTCTACTTGAATGTCGGGCTTGGTTGGTTCTGGGGTATTTAACTTACCCTCTTTAGCTAAAACAGCTAAGGCCGCCTCCTCCGCATCGTAGCCCCTATTAACCCTTTCTAAGATTTGATCTTGAAAGTTGGCTGCTTCGGGGTGTTTGGATGAGATTTGAGAGAAGCTTTTATAAAAATCTCTCTCCTTCTCAATCTGGGCTTTGGCATCTGCCTCTTCTTTTGCTTTGGCTATCGCCTCATCCCTTTCCTTTGAGGTCAATATGACTTTTTCAGAGAGCTTTTCGTAACGATTCTTGACCTTTGCCTTTTCTTCGGCTTGGATGTCAAGATTGTCTAAATCCAAATTTAATTCTTCTTCCATATTGCAGCCTATACATCTCGTAGGCGGCGACTTCTACGTAGAGATTAGTCTATTAATACACTGCTGTCTTTTGACCAGAAAGGGCAGGATTAGGATGACATTTTGAAAGCCTCAAGATGTTTCTTGGAGCATTCAAACGATTTACACCAAACGACTAGCTCGCCCGCCCTGTAGGGATGTTCCGCTACATTAAGGGTGCTGTTTCGTACTACTTCGTCTTGATCTTTATCTGCTGGACAATATACACATCTCATCTCCATTCCCCTGTAATGAGGACAGAGCTTGTATTGATAATTGCCGGGCTGCATCGGATCAAGCGTCCCACAGAATTCGCACTGGCCTCCTATGACCCGTGGAAATCTTCGTGAGATTGGTGATGATACAGCTCCTCGTGGGGTCAGACGCATATTCCTCGGTTCTGAGGAATAGTTCGGTGTATTCACATTTTGACCTGAAGTGGTCGGAGTTGGATTCATTGTAATCTTTTTTTAATCTCTTCTAATTGTCGTTTGAGGGTGGTGATGAATCTATTTACATCACTGTATTGCTTTGCCCATACCCACTCACCCTGTAATCTATAAAGCTTGTTTGTGTCAATCTGTATAGCTGTCGATTCATTCATTATCTGTCTTTCAATCGCTTCTAACGATTTGTCGAATACCAGTTCCTTTAAGGTATGCCACTCTTTTGATTTATCCAAACCAACTAATGCCTCGATAATCTTTGTTAGTTTAGTTTGTTCCTCACGGAGCTTTTCCTTAACCTCTTCTGTTATTTCAACTTCATTCATTGAACAATGTTAGTTTGAAGATGATTGACTGTTTACCTTAACCTGAACACGTGTATTGATTGCGGTTGCGTTACCTACTGACTGTAGGAAAACCCTATTCTGCAATCCCATGATTGGTAGACCAGAAACTTCTTGGCTACCTAGTGTTGATGCGGCTGCGCTTCCTGTAGCGGCTGCTACAACTGAAGAGCTCTTTATCACACCAGTTCTCACTCCAGCGTTTATAACTGGAATTGAAAGCCACTGCGCATTCATTCCTGCGGTTCCTGTTGTGCCACTATTGGATGCGATGCTTGTTCTAGCTACGTCATACCATGTAGTTCCACCATCGTCTGATGTTTGGAACGTGGCACTCATTCCTCCTAAGGTAACCGAAGGGAGAACTTTCACCACCACATTGTCTGTATCCTGAGGGATCTTGAATGGATATGCCCATCCACCAGCCACGGAGCTATCTCCTTGGTTAGTGTGGGTGATGTCCAACACTCCCTGCATTGGTAGTCTAATTGCCATAGTCTTTTTTATGTTTAACTTACGGGAGCCTACGATGCACTCCCCCTGATAATGCTATCTCAGCGGCGTTCTCAAGCATTGTTGCTCTCCTCCGTTCCGCCTTAACCATATTCTTTTCTCTCTGCACCTTTTGTTGATGCATTGACTGGGCGATGATCCTCCCTTGTTCGACCATCTTATCCTTTTGCGATAATTTCATTGATTTTATCCCTTAAAACATTTAAATCCCCATTACCGAATTCCTGTGTTAGGAATGTGATTTCGTGTTTTACTTCGTGGGCGACTTCTGTCTCTTTCTTTACTCCTTTCTTCATAAATTTAGTATTGAACTATTAATACGCTGGCAGCTGTTGGCCCTGCGTTTATCTGTGCGACCCTTTGATAAAGACCATTAACGCTTCCAATCTGACCACCGGCCATTTGACCCTGGGTCTCTTTTGGAATAGCAAACCTTCTATATGTGCCAGGAGGTATCATGTGGTCAAAGTTTGCACCTAGACCCGATGCTACAACTGACGCTCTTGGGGAAACCGTTGGTGTTTCTGTCACGGCCACCCACCTTATTGCAATTCCTTGTCCACCCACCGCATTTACTTCAATTGAAGATGCGTTAGGGTCAAGGGCTAGAGCAGAGGATGCCACAGCATTCTCTCTCATCATTACTGATGTAATTGCTCTCACAGGAGCAGGAAAGTCTTGTAGTGGCTCTCCTCCTACATCTCTCGGAATATTTTTTACATAATTAGCCATTTAAATTACTTTGGTTATCACTAATAACTTCGGATCTTAATGAGGCCGCAGCACCGAGTGGGCTTTTTTTCTCAGCACCCACTTGAGGCTTAGCGTTGGGAGAAACCTTTGGCTTTCCTCCCTCTATTGCACTCATACTATCATTAATTGCATTTTGTTGTGCAATCATTTCATTTTTCTTTTGTTCAGCCAACAGTTTTCTGTGCCAGTCAATATGGAACCACATCTCCCATGTCTTAGGCATAACCATCATGTGAGTGTAAATGTGGGTTACGTGGTCATCGGTATCAAGCACCTCTGGCATTACTTCGGCTTTTAATTGCTCGTTCTCTGCCTCTGCCTTTAGTTCGTCCATTGTTTTGGGGAACATTACATCAATTGTCGCGGGGTCTTCTATCATAAGTGGGAAGAATACGTGCTTTTGGAAATTCCTCATACCATCTGGGTCTAAGGTTTGAGCAAGAGCTGGGTATAGTTGCATATAATCCCTTCTCTTAACAAGGTTTTTATACTCTGCTTCTTTGGCTGAATAGACCATTACACCAGGAGGAAAATCTGCTTTGAAGTCATTTAAGTCAATGATTTGTGAGTCCACACCCTTAACGCCCACAATGTTGGCAGTTTTTTCTTTCAACTCTTCTGCGTATTTAGCATAACGATGGAACCAGTGTGACCAGAACTCAGACTCACCAAATTGCATGACTTTAGATTGTAGTGATTGAGCCATGTCATTAAGCTGTTGATCTAATGCCGCTTGAGTAGCTGTTTGCTTAGTTGAACCACCTGGAGTAGACATAGGTTTACCTGCACCCATAGGCTCTTCGGCTTCTGAATCAAGGTATTGAATGAATGCCTGTAGGTCGGCTGACATGGTTGGAGCTTTGTTTAAAGGCCATGCAGCGGTTTCGTCATCCATCGGTATATGTTGATTGATTTGTCTTGCGAAGAACTGGGATACATCTCTTACCTTATCAGGATTATATCCATAAAGAGGATTAGCGGTGTCTTTAGCGGCAATATAGGCTAGGTTTAGTAACACAGCTTTAGCTCGGTGTTTGTCTTCAAGTAGGTCAGCCACGGATATAGGTAGAGATGAGTGTGGCACTCTAAACGCTTCTTTAACTACAATAGGCCACTTTGAGTCCATAGTTATAGCCTTACCATCAGGCATAATTACTTCCTCACCATCTTCTAAGTCTAGTTTCTTTTCATAAAGGATATTTACAAAGTTTTTATCAGTCCAGTAGACAGTTTTGTTACCGTCGTCATCGTGTCCATAGAATTCCAATACTTGATAGACATCAGAGTCATATGGTTGTATGGACGGCTCAATACCCTCTCGTGCTTGGTCTCTCTTTACCTTGTAATCCCATAAATATGGATCAATACCAGGTGGTATTTCTTCTACCTCCACCTTAAGTAGACCGGCCTTTTTAAGTTTAATTAGCTCATTCTTAGACTTAGTTAACCACTTCCAATAGTATCGCCACTGTTGTGGGTCTTCAAAGTATGGATCATATCCAAAGTTTAGTGGGTTTATTACGTGGGGTTGGAGTATCTTTTTCTTCTTATCAAACCTTATTGTCTCCATATATCCTCGCCCAAAGAACAACGCATCCCAGCACCAATCGTAATCTAATTTAGCCTTACCCATTTCTTGGTAATCAGACTGGGCTAGTATGTTATATGAGTTTACTTGATCCTGTGTAATACCTTGAGATGGTAGAAACTTAACTTGTATCTTGTCGTCATAAATACTGCTCATTACCCTATCAAATAGGGTAAGCATGAGGGTTGAGGATATATTCTCATCTCCTCGCTTCATATTAGAAAGCAGTGTCAACTGAGCTGATTGGCGTTTTTTTCTTGCTTGTAGAAATTCAAATGATTCTTGATACTTGGTTTGTATCTGCTGTGGAGTCATCTCTTCGAATTAGTGAGTAATTGAGATAGTGTCATTGGTGTATCTATAAGGGTTTGTGTTGGAATACAAGGCAACACAAACTGATAAAATTTATATTGTTTGCCTTTTGGGCTAAATGGTTCATATTTCATACCATCAACAGAAAACAGAATGCGTGGCTGTACTTGATAATGAGGCTTCAGACCATCTCCCCATAGAAGCGATTCCATTCCCTTTATGTGTTCGTTGAAGAGGTGTTGTGCGTCTGGTTGATGAGCATGGAACTTCTCTGGGTTCGCTGCAAATGAGAAGAACCTAAGGACAATGCTCTCCCCGACACCCTTATCGTCTGTAATCTTGGTTGTGGACTTAGCAGTTATTTGTTCCGCTTCCCACTCCAAATCCTTTTGAGGTGCGTCTTTAGCATTCTCCTCAATAACAGTTACTTTCTTTGAGGGTTTTCTAGCCATGGTTGTATATATCGGTCATTTTATCATAAAAGTTATGTCCTTGATGTTTATATATAGCATTATTGCGAACTACACTATCCGATATAGCCATTGTCAATACTGCGGCATCTACTGCATTAGGACTCATAATGCCCTCTCTAAACAAGTCTTCTTTGGGTTGAATAATTATTTTACCGTCCTTGTTTTTATATTTTACTATTTCAAACTCATTCCACGCGTGATTGTGTAGTAGCCTTCCACCAGATAATAACCACCTACGCTCTCTCCAGTGCCATTCCGCTTTTAAGTTGCCAAACTGGTCATCCTCTGACTTTTCAGCAAACGACACACCGCGACAGTTATATCCAAGGTCTTTTATCCTATCGTACACGCCCTGCCCTATCCCTGTCTTGTCTATTACGATCATATCTACTCCATGCTTTTGGTATAAAGACATTATAACCCCTACTAAGTCCATTGTATTAGGCATCTTTTGATTGAATAGAACTTCTTGCAAGTTACCTGATTTCAAGACTATTGCAGAATTATCACCCCCTGCGGCGGGATCAACTCCCATTATCTTATATCCGCTATGCTCACCGTCATGGACTAATACAGATTGAAACTCCCTATCGTTTATTAGTCGCACATAACCCTTCTCATCCATACTCTCATCAAATGCATCCCAGTTTCCTTCTAAATATGCTTTACGCTGAGCTTCTGGTAGTGACTCTAGTGTTTTGTAGTATTCCTCTGGTAGGTGGGGGTTGTCAGTAGGTAAAGCTGGCACATATACAAATTCATATTGCTCTTTTTCGTCGGGTGAGAATAATCTCTTAACCCACATATTCTTTACCCATGCTTCACCTAGTGGGTTACAGCCCGCTATGAATTTGGTATCTTTGATCCCCGGCCATCTGTGTCTTGACCTAAGCATATCAAATGTTGTTTTCGGGTTTCTATTGATTTCGTCAATTCCAATAACTGCGAATTCAACTGACA